CAGGCTCAAGAGATAACTTCCTTGGTTTTCAGAATTGTAAAAACAAACAAAATGTTCCCCGCTTAAATAAGAACCTGTGTTAACAATGCAGCTCTGTGTTTGGCCAGGACTGTTTCTTAATGTGCAGTCTCCTTTTTTGTTGAAAGCAAGATTAATGTTAGAATCAAATTCAAAAATATGAATGCTTATGTTTCCTTGATTGTCATCTATATTAATATCAGCAGAAACATTAAACTTATTTGCATAAGGTAAGTCTACAATGCTGCAGTATAATAAAATATTGTCATTAATAATTAAATGTTCCCAATTTTGAAACGTTTGCTCGTCTAATGATTTTATTACGTTCTTCACTCCATCAGGACGCCACCCTGCTGTTACTACGCTTATCTTCATAATTATAGTAGATTTATATGATTCTTAACCGCTATTGCACAATTAAATCTGTCTATATATACTGGATTAAATCCATAAGGAAAATTTAATTTTTTATCAACATCATGGACAATAAATGCAGAGGTAACAAAGTTGTTTAGTTTGTCTATTATCGCTTGATTGTGCTTATGTCCGGCATCTATAAAGACCACATCAACAGCATGTTTCCAGTTTTCTTGCATAAAATCTTTCCATGTCAGTTCTGCATTAAGACTATATTCTGCTAATAGCTTTTTGGCATAATTTAGTCTATGATTCTTAATGTCATAACCCCATGCCTTATAATTTTTGGTGTCATTTGATTTGACAGCACTGATGCCGAATAGGGCAGTATATCCCCAACCAACTCCAATCTCTAAATAACTTTTTGCATCTATCGCAACCAAAAGTCCATACATCAAAATAGAAAGTCTTTCGGTATAAAACGGCTTACCTTTCTCTTTGTTTATGTTAGGTATCATAAATTAATAATAACCGTTAAAATTAAATTTATGTCTTCGATAATATAACAATGGTTCATCTATGTGCTCATGAGTAGCCTTACCAAGTAATATCATTTGACGCCAAAGACCCCAATCTTCATGCAAACGTTTGCCTGTTTCTGTTTTTCTTATAGCCTTATAGCCAAATTTTTTTGCTATATTCGCATTATAAAGAGACGACCCGTGGATAAAATTACTCCTATTTATTTTACCATGTAGAGATCTCATCCTCCAAATATAATAACCATGTTTTTTTTCCGTCTTCATCCCAGCCCTAGCACTTGCAACATCTGATCCCGTTATATACATATCAGAAGAAACAATGTCAGCGTCAACATTTGACATAAGCTCCAACGCATCGGGTCTAAGCCAATTATCAGCCCCAAGATACATTACATACTCAGTAAAGATATGGTTCATTAAAATATCATTAAAGTTATCTAATGTCCCCATGTTTTTTTCTCGTTTCATCACGTCAACACCATACCGTGAAGCTGTTTCACACATACCATCATCAGAAGCATCATCAACTGCTAAAATCCTTTTTGGCAGTACCGTTTGTGATAAAACAGAATCAATCGCGTGCGCAACTAAATGTCCATAATTATACCCCACAATAACAACAGTTATTTCTTTTTTCATAAATATCTGCGTAACCTTTGAAACCTTGAATCATCACCCCGCCTTACAGAAAATGCCTCTTTATATCCCAACTCTTCAACGGCCTTTAAACATAAATCATTAAACTTCCCATAAGGATATGCGACATAATCCATTGGGAATGGAGGCGTTAATTCTTTTAGTATATCCCTATAAGATAATCTTGTTAAATTTGGATGTGACCACGTATGCCAACCAAGCTTAGTCCCATTATTAACAAGGCTTTCTATTTGTTTCCATGTACAAAACCTTTCAAATGGCTGACCAACATCGAACGAATTATCTCCACCAACATAATTACCCATAACAAAAATAATAACATCTTTTTTACAAATAATTTTTCTATGTCTCCAAACATTTTCGTAAACACCATCAAAGGTTAATTGCCCTTCAGCTTTTTTAATTTCTTTTGATGTATTATAGTTACTAGTTAATTTCTCTCCAATATTATGGCAAAGATAAGTCATATATGGCTAACCTTTCAATAAATCGTCTATACTTAAATTTATATTCAAATATTTGATACTTTTTATCTATATCATTTCTCTCCCATGATGATATATTGCAAGTTAATATAAACCGTCTAGCGTGCAGTCTTATTTTTTCAAGAATCCACATATAATTATATTGCCTATAAAGTGTCCCCATGGTTGTCACCAAATCAAACTTCATCGGTTCATTAAGGCTATCAAGATTAATAATATTTTCAGGAAGTCTAGATGTTGCTCTATCAGATAAATCATAACCATAAAGCATTTCAGCAGGAATGTCTTTTGTTATCCACCCCTCACCACAACCAATATCTAAGGCATTTTTAAGACATAGCCCGTTAAAGCCACAAATAAAGTCTAAACTACTAATAATAATATCCTTCCTCTTTATATCATCACCATTACTTTTATATCCCCAAGGGTCTTCAGTTTTATAAAAACTTTCTAAATCATCTTTGCTTTGCATACTATCTTTTTTTACCAACAATTATTATTGATTTTTTACGCTCATCAAGACCTGGAACAAACTCACACCTAATAATTTTATATCCCAATACTCTACTAAACAGTTGAATTAAAACGTCCATGGTAAAAGCAACTTTATGCGAAACCTCTCTAATAGTACTTGGGCGTGATAACCCATCAGGCACAATTATACCTAAAATTCCGCCAACCTTTAATACACGGCTCCATTCTAACAGTGTCTTTTTGGTATCAACCATATGCTCTAAATTATGACAAGCAACTAAGGCATCAAGTTCTCCATCTTCAAAAAACCATAAGTCATCACCATTAGCTATTATATCAGCTGCCGACCCGGGGTAAGTATCAATACCAATACAATTGGGATGACACTTTTCAGTCCCACAACCAACATCAATACATTTACCAGTTTTGCAATATTCGCCAAGTAAATATCTTTGATTAAACTTTCTTTTTGTTTCTTGTTCTGATTGGACACCTGTATCCAATCCCCAATAGCTTAAACGCTTATTGTGCTCAGGTTGGTCTTCAGGATGATTAATTTCCATTGGGATATTTGTCTTTGGATCAATGGTTGGATACGGCTTTTGTTCTCCCTGATTAACTCTTTCTTTTGAATATGTTAAATATTCATTGAAATCTTTTTCATAACCTTTGTTCTCCCACATAAACCCCGTGTGATTCGCATATAAATGGACAGCCATCCCAAACTTCTTTTTTAATGTTTTCATTGCGTCAGCATAACTATGGGACTCCCAATGCTTCCGATGACCAAACGGAGCATCTCCCAAAAGCGATAAATCTGATTTTTTCTGCATTCTAAAAACAGATGGCATTGTTTTATTATTTCTAATTATTTTATCAGTTTCAATCCACTCGGCTCTCTTCGTCCTCTCTATCCTCATACAAATAGACCCGTAATCAGGATAATGCTCATTAAACAAATGTTGCAACCGCTCAAGCCAGCATGGCCTTAAATCTGGTGGAAGTAAATCATCTTGTGTTGTAACAAAAACATCGGATTTAACATGCTTAAATCCTTCATTTAAAGCCTCTGGTTGACCCACATTTTCTGGCATCCAAACAATTTTATCAACAAGACCCAAAACTTCAGCATGCTTTAAAAAATCTTTAGTAGAATCAGTCGAAGCGTTATCTATAACAATAATCCTATGAGGGTAAAATGTTCTTTCCTTAATGCTTCTAATCGTTTGTTCTAAAAACCGTCTACGCTGATATGTTACTAAGAGAATGTCTATTGGTTCTCGAGGTAAATCTTTGGAGTTAAAAGATACCTCTCTTACTTGACTATCTTGTTGATTTGTTTCTTCATCCATAAAATTATTTTATTTTTTCATAAAGTAATGGTTCAAGCATACCATAATATATTTGTTTAGTATTGTGAGTTTTCCACACATGTCTAAATTGCTTATCAGCATCATTTTTGTCTAATCTATCAACAATTGCCACGGCAAGCCTTTTTAATGTTTCGTCATCTCTACCCTGATAGTGCATGTTTTTAAACGATGTAAAGTTGTGGTACAAAACAGCGTTGCTATCAACAAAATCACTAAGCGATGGCAAATCTCTGTTTATAACAAGTAAGTTTTTAGCCATTGAAGCCTCAAGCAAAACATTACTACAAACCTCTGCCATAGTAGGGAATATAAATAAATTTGATACTTGGAATAAATTCGCAACAACTTCATGAGGCACAGATTTTTTAATTGGCATATCAGTGTCATTTGCCAATAAGCTAGTAAACATAATATCTTCTCCATTTATCAAACCATACTCTTTAGCTAATTTTAGTTTACTCTCAATATCATTAAGTCTTTTATGGCCATTGGCATTGCAAAAAATTAAAGCAACTTTTTTTCCTAAAGACTTTAACATCCCAAACGTCTTTATAACTAAATCTCCACCCTTTGCGTCAAACCTTGTAGTACATAAAGGATAACTCTGAATAATATTTTTATCCCAAAGTCTCATTACATTTGAAATATTTATCGTAATTGGGGACCAATTGAAAAGATTTGATGGATCTTTTTCATTAAAGACAACCCTAACTTTGTTGTGATTAACACCTATCATTGAGGCAAACTCAGCCGTATCGGCATAATTCATATAAACATATCTAGCATTCGGCATATCAAAATCTATCGGAAAACCAACTCCACTTCTTGCCCAATGTAACCACTCAATATTAACACCACACTCCTTTATAGCCTCTCTATATGTAATACAGTCATCTATAAATAAATCATGCGTAATAACAATATCAAAACCAACTAACTCTTTTTTGAGAACTTCAATAAATTTATTTTTAGCAACTTCGTCCACAACATTTTTTTCTCTCTTAAACCTTGTAACCACAGGTCTCATCTCACAATCCCAATCTAACGTGCTTCCTTCTTGAACAAAAAACACCACCTCGTGTCCAAACTCTTTCAGCATTTTTATTTGATGCCTTACGGCTCTAGCTGGAGAATAATAAGATGGTGCCCTATTAAAATGACTGATAATGGCTATTTTTAATGGCTTTTTGTTTTTACTAATAAGAGGAGCTCTTTTAACCTCAATGGCTGGAGAGTTTTTTACTTTCAAACTTCTAACAGATTCATCAAGAGCATGGATGATATCATCTACCGGAAAATCGTTACGAATAGTATAATGTTTCAAATCACCCTCATCAACAGTTTTATCTCGTATCGTAGCGGTAATAAAATAACTATTATGTTTACTAGCCTCTAAAAATATATTAGCCAAATCTTCATTCATATTTTTTTATCATATCATATAAAAACACATTTGTCAACAACATATCCACAGACAAACCATTCATTAAACTACATTATCATGTTTAAACATCATATTTTAAGTACCCACTAACAAATTTCCAAAACCCCATTACCGCGCCAACGATAAATGCGAATAACACCGCTTGACCATACGCCCTAAAATCGCCAAATGAAGTCGGGGAAAATGTAATAAGGATTGCGGTTGTTAATCCCGACCCAATCATTGTATATAACGCTCGAAACAAACTTCTTTTAATCGTTTCCCAGCTTGGGTAGACCACTTCGGTTTCTTTTTTTGTCATATTTATTTTTTCCAAGGAAATGAATAATCTACGAATAATGAAATTAAAAACACAATCGCACACAACACCACGACCACTAACGCTATTGTTCTAATTGGGTTTGGCAACATCGGGATGAGATAACTCACCATTACCCAAAATGCCACTGCCGCAATCAAAATTGAAATCAATTTGTTCATATTATTTATCTTTTAATTGTTTATCGTATGTAACTCTATTAACCCATTCCTGCTTTTTGCCCTTATTCCAGCGAGAAATTGGGCTTAAATAACCAACTATACGATCGAGAGTATACCTCACACCTCTGGCGAGTACACTCTTTTTCCCCTCCTTTCTTTGTGCTTGCATCTGACATATTAAAATTTGTTTATATCTTAATAATTTATCGCTTGGTTTCAAACTAAGTACATATTTTCTTAACTCTCGGATTACTCGCCTATTGGTTCTTTTTTTAGGTTTATAGTGGGCATAGAATCCCATACATCTTGTTTTACCGTAAGACACTTTTCCATTATGTACCCATTGTTTCTCATCAAGAAACTAGCTTGGACCTTAGCTAAATCATCTACTATCTTTTTCCCGTCTAAAACAAGTGCAAATCCTCCCACTCCCTCAATTAACTGTATAAGTGTATTGTTCGGAATGTTATACCCCATAGGTTTATTCAATGTTATTTTATATTTTGTTATACCCGTATGTTTATATCCATCTTCAAGTCTTTTTATATCAGGCAAATAATGGTCAAATATCGTATTGTTTCTAAACTTCATCACGAAATGATTCCTTCTTTTATTATTGTCCGGATAAACACCATTAACAGGTGTTGTCCATGCGTATACTCCGACTTGAAGTGGTGAATATTTTAATGCTTCTGCAATATCCTCACTTAAAACAAACTCATAATTAATCGGAAATCTCTCTATGAACTCTTTACCTTTTCGTTTTAAATCTTCAGGTACTTCTTGATAATATTGTTCCCATGTAAGAATGTCAGGAAAATCCCAATCACATTCAGGTATAAGTCCATATTCACGAATAGCATCTCCAACTTTATAAACATAATTACCACTTTTAGTAGTACCACTTAACTTGGCAATATACCTATCGCTGAAATTTATCTTATCAGTAGCAATATCAATGTACCCTCGTTCTTTTAACCAAACATAATCATCATTACTTAGAATATCTTCTGCAATATAGTAATTAAAAATGGTTTCAATAACATTCAAGGCAGAAAATGTCACACAAGCAAACATATCAACTTGTTTCTTTTGCCTTTCAAAACTAGGCAAATAAGCAGTCCAATCATCAACAACTAAATCATCTATAATCCCAGTATAACCACCAAAATACCAATGGCTATTCTTAGGATATTTTTCTTGTTTATATCCGTAATTCGTCATACTATTTTATATAAGGATAAATAAACCAAAGTAATATTAAAAATATAAATACCGACAGACTTTGCCACGGATAATCGTTGAAAAGAAAGTCAAAGATAAACATAGGTTAATGTTAGGTTATGACTTATTAACGTAGGTTAATGTTAGTTTATGACTTATCTGAAATTCACTAATAACTAGGGTCAATGATTTTAATTAAAGTATCTTTATTTAACTTAACCATAGTTATAAATGAACATTGAATATCTAAAATAATTGTTTTTGAAATTAGGGGAGTAAATCTTTGCCCCCCTTTACTTAACATGAAACACTTTCCCATTGAACTTAAAATGATAGCCATTACCACCGTTATTTATTTTGATGAGGAAATAAGTGTATTTCTCACCATTGAAATACGGGTCTATCACCGAAAAGCCCAACTGCCAGTTCGGCACTACCACATAAGGAGGATTTAAATTACATAGACAACCGTTTTCCCAGCCATATAAAGTCTTGCCATTCAATAATCTCTTAGTATAAAACCCCATACGGTGCGTATGAGCCTGAACAATATTCACTCCCCTATCATCCATGATATTCTTAACCGTATAGCCTGCGTGCTTGCTCACCCTGTTATAATGACCAATGAACAAATCTACTACCTGAACAAAATTCTCTGTCGTGCTTTCATTTACCAGTTCAACGCCGTCAATATGGAGCAAGTCTTCAATCTTTACCAGCTCAAATATCTCACCAGCGTTTCGCATCATATACTTTTCCAGTCTAATTTCATGATTCCCCAAAATGTAAATAACTCTTGCATGCGGACACACCTTGCGAATCCGCTCTAAAAACTTCTTGACCAAATCAATCTCTTCTTTCAATCGTTTGCCTTCAAGTGGACTGCGAGAAAATTTAGACACCATGAAAAAATCCGCTACATCGCCATTTAGCACAATCAATTCAGGCTTGAACCATTGAATAAACTGAAACCACAGCTCAACTGCTTTTTTATCCTCATACGGTATATGCAAATCGTTTGCAATGACCGTCTTTGGATATTTTTTATACTTTGTTTTCATTTTTTCCCTCCTCACAAAAAAGCTTTTTCATGGCTTCAAGTTCACCGAGCTCGTGTGTCCAAGCATTGCCACACACTAAACAGATGTACTTACATACCAAATTACCTTCAAGAATATCCATTGATGCAGGATCAGCTACCTGTTCAGTCACATCATGACAGTATGGACAATTAAATGCCTTTATCAGTAGTCGCCACCGCTCGTTGTTCATTTGTCCCCCCAGTCTATCAGCCAAGCCATATTGGCTTTGGTTAAGCAAACTTTGATGACATGACCACACTTATGACATACCATTATCAGAATTGTCCGTTTAGTAATGTAGACAACATCAACAACCTTGAATATGACATGAAATTTACATTTCACACACACACCAGTCGCTCCTTTGAACACAGCCACTCTGCTCATCGTACAAGCTCCTTTCTAATGGCTTCCTCGCCATCTACAAATGCCGTATGAGCGATGTAATGATAGTTTGTACCTCTACACCTCCTATCAACACATAAAGTTGTCAAAACACCTAATACAGCCCCAGTCGTGTGCGTATATGCGATATAAACCTGCCAAACACTAGCTTCACAAAACTTGCACCAACAGCGATATTTGACCTCGCTCATCAATGCCTTCCTTTCGGGTAGTGGTGGTCAAACAACATCAAGAGAATTATAATCACAATCAATAGCAACACTTTCACTTACTTCTTCCTTTTCTTGAGAGGTTTCACACCTTCCATTGCCGCCTTGTATTTCATCGCACACGCCACTTTCTTATCTTCAGCCTTGTCCCTTTCGTGGTCCCAACAGCTTGACTTCGTGTAATCGCCAGTTTTACAGCACTCTTCACATTCTAAAGTGTATGTTCCTTTCTTGCCGTCATCAATCTGTCCAGTTTTTCGCCCACAACCACACTGCAATCGGCTCATGTTTCCTCCTTTGGTTGTAAAGGACTATTCTGTGTGGCTTTTCAGTAATGACTCAATTCTAGCTGTGGATTCAAGTTGTTGAATCTGTCGGCTCTCAATTCTATCCATTCTAAGCTGTATCTCGTGTAAATCATTGTCTTTAATTGCTTGCAGTTTTGATGCCACAATCTCATTATTCTCAATCTGTGATTCAAGTCTGATTATCTGTTTCTCCAGAGCATTTTGTGGGTTAACAATCCAAAAAATAACACCCGAGATACAGCCAATCAACGCCACAACCATTGTTATTTCGCTTTTTAATACCTTGCGGATTATGCTGTCGTTATTTTGTAGCTCCATATTTTTTCTTTTTTTTGTTTAATGCTTATCTAAGGCAATAAGTTTTTATTGCCTTAGTAATAACTAAACTATCCGAGCAAACTTGTAGAACTTGAAGTACTTGAGCTTGTAGAACTTGTGGTACTTGAGCTTGTGCTTGAGCTTGTGCTTGAAGTACTTGAAGATGTAGAGCTTGTAGAGCTTGAGGTACTTGAAGACGTAGAGCTTGAAGTACTTGAGCTTGTAGAGCTTGAAGTACTTGAAGACGTAGAGCTTGAGGTACTAGAACTTGTAGAGCTTGAGGTACTTGAAGACGTAGAGCTTGAAGTACTTGAGCTTGTAGAGCTTGAGGTACTAGAACTTGTAGAGCTTGAGGTGCTTGAGGTGCTTGATAAATACGTATTACTTGGAACAATGATTGATTTTCTAACCTCCCCAAAGTTTAATAGGTTAATATAAAAAGCATCATTTGCTACATTAGAAAAATATACAGGGAGTAAAACCTGCTTTGGGAATGTGGTATTATGCTCTGCAACCTTACGTTTATCATCACCATTGCCAATCCAAAATTCAACACGTTCTATTCTTGTCCGAACCTCAAAAGAAGTTGGTGTATTTGTCCATGTTGCATCCCACGGAACAGTTGTCTGTTCTGGGGTTGCACTATCATCGTTATAAGATCTAACGTAAAAATTAGTTCCACTGATAAAAAAGTACGCAGCATTCCGATTCCCGAATGCTTTTGAATATAAACCAAAAACTCGAGAATCTCCGCCTGTTGGGGCTGTCGGCACAGTAAGCTTCATTTCAAAGTTACCGTGCATAAACACCCTGAGGGTACTAATACTGGCAGTGTGTAATCTAATTTTCCCGTCCAAAACTTTCGCATCGCCACTAAACCTTCTCAATTCTGTTGTGTCGAATCCTGAAAGATATGGGTCATAGAGAAAGTGATAACGATCACTAACTGTTTTTACGTGTGCCATAAATTAAATTATACTTTCTTTTTTGGCTTACCTTTTTTTATTTTTTCAGCGTCAGCATTGACAGCCTGTTCATCTAAAACATCATTAGAGTTATTACCTGGAGTAGACAATGGATTGATTTCGGTTGATGGTTTACTCTCTAATACTGGCTGTTCTACCTGAACAGTATCAGTTTGATTCTCAGCAATCTGTTTCAAAATATCCAATGCCTTTTTTTCTGCTAGAATTGAAACATATCTTTCCATTTCAGGCGTAAGCTTTAACATTCTTTTTTCTCCAACAACACTTTCAGGTGTCCCATATTTCAGCTCAGTTATAACATGAGCAGGCTCAACCTTATCAAGATTTCTTTTCATATCTTCTTCAGACATAGAATCAGCCTGGACAAAATCATACCCAAAGCTAGGGTGATTTTTAAGTGCTGTTATTAAATCATCGTTGTCGGTGGAAAACAAACCCTGTGCAAACCTAACATGTATACCAGGGTCTGCGGGTCTGCCAGTCAAAGGCTCTCTTTGAAGTGCTGGCTTTAAGGTAAGCATTAAATTTATTTGTTTAGATACAAACTTCATATTATTTTAAATTAATTCATAATTATATGTTAAAAGGGGAGATGAGTAACCCATCCCCCCAATTAAACTATTCAATCTCGCCAATAGCAGCAACATAGCCAGTAACCGAAGTCGCATCAACCATGTAAACAACTAATTCGTAACCATCTTGTGTAGTAATAATCCCCTCACCAGAAGCAAAATTTTTGTTTGTCACCGCTGCATCTGCAGGAGTGCTTGAATACAAAAGGTTTTCAATAGAACCCTTTCGTTCATAAACACGCAATCCTTGAGAATCTACGCCACCACCAAAAGTAATGTTGTATTCAATCTCTCTAAGATGAACACGCATTGATCCTTTTGGTTTACTCTCACCAACAGTTCTTGTTTTAGTGACACAAACAGCCATGTAATCAGCCGCACTTGTGTCAACTTTAACATCGTAATAAGAAACACTATCAACAACCGTAGCAGAAATAGCACCGTCAACAAACTGTGTTGCAGTCGTCTCGGAAAGCAATGTATCAAGAACAATACAATCCCAATAAGCACTCACATCAATAACCGCCTTCAATTTTGCAACGGTGTCATAAGTGGCAAATGCCCATGTTTCAGTCCCACCACTAGCCGAAATAGCAACAATGCTTGTGCCTGTTGTAACTGTTACGGAAGTAACAGCACCAGCCGCAGCTGTCGGTCTAAGGCGAAGGGCAATACCCTCATCGTCATAAATTTGCTGTACAAAGCCTTTTTTAGAAAGACTTCGCATTTGCAATGAATCTAAAGAAGCCATAATAAATTGTTTTAAAGCCAATCACCCGTGGCTGTTTCGGGCCATATGTCAAAGCATATAGGCGGGAATGATTTTACGTCACATCCCCGCTTACGACGCCTAATAAATTAGGATATGTAAGAGAACTAATTTGAGTTAGTCAGTTACACCTTTAAGCAAAGCACAAAGTGGGCTTTGTTTTCGTTCCAAACCAGCTTCAGTAATGAACTGGTCAATCTCTCCATCAACATCAGGGGCCTGAACGTTCATCATGAGCTTAGTGTCACGATTCGCCATAAAGCGATATCGGAAACAATTAAGATCAAGCAAGAACGCATAGCCTGAATATTCTTCAACAAACAATGGATTGTGCACGATGTTGATTGAACCAAATGGGGTCATGTACTCACTGATTTCCAAACCGTAAGATTTATCTCCTGTTTTGGTTCTCAGCTGACCACGAGCCATTTCATTTATTGCCTGCAAAACAACACCACCACACATTAATACTTTTTGGTTATCACCATAAGTGAAGCCTTCTCGTAAAAATGTGTTAAAGTCTGGAGCTGTTAATGGGCCACCTTGATTTTGAACAAATCCTGTACCACCCTCAATAAATTCAAGGAGACCACCTGTAGTTCGTAACGGTTTACTGTTACTACCTGTAGTAGAAGCTTTTTCACCCCAAATGAAAGCTCGTTCAATATCAAGGGCATGTTCAGTCGCCTTTTTGGCTCTTTGATAAACCAAGTCTGGGCCACCGTACAAATTAGCATTCTTCTCTGTGTCAGAAACACCAATGGTCGTTTTAAATATTTGCTTTATATTGCATCAATAATGATGGGTAAACATCTCTGTTTACCACTATATGTCACCATATAGACTCGACTATATCTTCACAAATGTGTGTTCAACGTATAGTCTGTGAGAATTTAACTATTAAATTTATACCGTATAGATAATGGTACACCATTAAAATATTGGCTATGCGATAATAACGACAAGAACTTAAACGATGGTTTTTTATTTAATCTAATACGATAATACATTCTATCACCACCATATACCCCTTTAACTGGAAGTATTTTAACCTCTATATTAAATTTTTGCCAAAACCACTTTTTTATACCTTTAACTTCAGATAATGTATAACTATCAGTACAAATAATTATAGAGTCATTTGATTTTATATAAGATCCATCGTCAAGATACCAAAATAATAAAGAATCCTCATCTAACAAGTTTAACCCACGTCTTGTTATATATCTTTTTTTATTTCTATAAAAAATTCCATATATGTTAGTTAAGCTTGGATGAGAAATAGAGTGAGTATGATATTGAATATTACCGTTATTGTTATACCTATTAACATTATCTTGTAAAAAAATTTCATTCAACAATTGCTTCTTAAACAAGAGATAATCTAATTGCTTTTCACAATGACATAGTGACAATCTATGAAAACCGTCAGTTTGTAATATCAATGATGAATCACCCAATAATGTGCCGTAAATAATTGACATTTTCTCTTTTGATATACTTTCACCTTTTAATGTTCTAGCCTTAGAATAACTTTTATTTGTTTTTCTAGGTCTTCTGTCGTTATAATTTTTATAAACACATTTTTTTGAACAAAATATTTTATCTTTTCTATTTTGATAAAATAGTTTGTTGCACTGTTTACAATTAATATACATAGTTATCTTTTCTGCTGATTGTCTCTATGTGTAAAATTCTTAGGGTTCGCTAGTAGTTTTCACCGCCTAGTATCCTATTTACACCATAACAAGATATCCCAGCATATAGTTGAATTTTACTATACCCAAATTTTTATTAAAGTATAGTTGGTCAGCGGAGAGGATTGTGTAGTGTTAATGTTCTTAGCACTTGAATTTTCCTCATTCGCATTACCAATCAAGAACAAACCATCACCATCAGCTCCAGCAGCAGCCGCAGTCGCACCGAGCGAACGGCCACCTGAAGCAATAGTAATTGTTGTTGCACCAGCAATCGTAGCTACAAGCATTCTTTCACCAGTTCTGGCGTTAAGAATAACGTCACCAACCGTGAAAATATAAGCCGAGCTAGACCCAGCACTAGTTACAGTAATTGTTACACCACCTGAAGCGGAATAAGTTCCACTTACCTTTGCGTAACGTCCGCCATAAAAATCTTCGCATTTGTTAACCCATAATTGGGTATTACATCATTTCTGTGTAATTCTCGTGATATCGCACGAGGTCGGACTATATCATCATCCATAAGGATGTTTAACGTGTAGTCTCTGAGGTTTCTACTTTAATACCTACTTGATTTAATTCCTTCATCTGGTCAAATAATGATTTTTCTTCATCACTATATCCTTGTTTTATTATCCCAAGAACACGACCAGTTTTAGAATCTCTCTCAGCCTTAGACTTATAATAACTCCTAGATTCTAAGAATCTTAAAAGTAATTCAGCCCTTGGCTTTTTTGAAATCAGATACGGTAGCATCAATTTTGTTATCACCTTAACGTCTTCCATTTTATTGACCGTTATGTGATAAGCTTTTTTATGATTAGGTTTTCTAGATGTTGTTTCTTGCCAAATGTGACCATTGATGCCAGATGCATCAAATATTTTTATAATCTCATTTATCATTACTACATCGGTGTTAGATAGAGTTATTCTTGGAACATATCGTTTATTAGTATCATATACTATGGTGAATGTTCCCTCTCCATCCCATACGCCCGCTAACCATGCAATTTGATGTGTAGTTACCTGCTGATTGACCATTGTATTATTCATAATATTTTTACTTAGTAGTAATTATGACTTTAGGTTATTCCAGCAAATAGTTAAATTTTTAGTGGTCCGAGAATTTTCTAAACCACTTCATTGAAGCTTGTTACCAGACTTACTCTGGGGCATATGCCTCTATATATCGCTATATAGATCAGACTATATCTTTACTACCACCTATTATTTCTAAAGGGGTAGACGCTTTGCGTCTAGTCGTTGAGGGCAAAATTTGATAATGCTTAAGATATCTAAGAGATTCTTCGAACTTTTTATCAATAGACTCAAACTGCTCTTTCTTAATTTTAGAGCACAGTGTACCATTAACATTTCTCTTTTGAAACATTGATAGTCTATACTCTATGTATTCGAGTATTTTTTTAGCTTGTCTTTTTTTGTTAGAGTGCAATTTATCTATTATTGCATCTAGTATTTTTTTAGTTGATCTATATCCCTCTACGTTAATAGACAGATAATCCATTGCATTGACAAACTTTTTATTAGGAGTATGAAGAGTAAAATAAAATTTAGCTCCAAGCACATAAAATATTTCAGAAACCTTCTTTATCAATTCAACATCAGTATTACCAACACCTATCCTTGTAATAAACGAATATTGTCCATTACCATTGTTTCTTTTCTTATGAACTCCTTGACGTTTATTGGTTGTTAAATATCCCTCTCCATCAATAATTCCGGCCAACCAAAAAAAGTCACTATCATTAATCATATATTTTATTTTTTCCCTGCTGATTGTCCGCACTAATAGATTTTTACTAATCAGTACTATTAGATACTCGGAGTTTCCAGCATATAAGCAAAGTTTTTGTTAAACCAGAGTCCAAGTGGATTTTTTAAACTCTGGGTTGCCTGTTTCCTTTTTAAGAATACCAGCTCCCGTCCAAGCCTTACCATCATACACTTTACCAACAGTAGTCAGTAAGGTTGTAAGCGGATGCTTGCGAGGTTCAAGTAAGAAGACTTTATCAACGGCATCCACTACTAATCGCTGCTCAGTAGATGACGTTGAAGTATCTCTAGCAGCAGAAGCCACCGCCCCCTGATTGTGGGTCAATCAATGTTTACTTTATATCTCTATAAAGATCGGACTATATCTTAATCCCAAAGGATTCACAACGTTTAGTCTCTGAACGTCTATTAATAAAATCAATTATTCTACTTTGTTTTCTGAATATAGTGAAAAACAAACCGTGATCAATAAACGATTCTACTCTTATCCCAAAACAGATTAACACCTTTTTTCTACCAGAAGAGAAATTACGTTCTATTTTTAATGTTTTTACACCTAATTTTTCTAAAAAGTCTTTAAACTCTAATATCCAACTACCCTCAGTTTTGCCAACACCAATTCTATATTGAATGTTTTCCTTATCTGGTCTCAAAGTTTTAGATATCCACCCATCACCATCCATCACTCCTGCGATAAAATGTTTTTTTATCACATCTGGTGCACGCCATATGACAAAGGGTATATGCGTTTTCTTGTTTGTCTGCTCCCAAAATATATCTTTTAACTTTTTAAACCCAACATTTATACAGTATTGTACTTGTGTTTTTGACACGTGACCGTTTGGCCAATGCCTGTCTATCGGCTCGAGGCGATTAATATTCGCACGACAAGACGGTATTAACAGTTTTATACAAGCAAGTGTTCTATCTGCAAACTCAATGTCTATCGTCCTTAAAGAAAAATTATAATAATATCCATATTTATCTTTACTTTTAGATATACACCCATCAGTAAGATAAACTCCAAACAAATAGGCTAATTCTTTATTAATATTCTCGCTGCTGATTTTCTCTAAATCCATATTTTTACTCTTAGGTAATGAATTTCTAACAAGAATTTCCAGCATTTTGTTGTTTTCCAATATTACCCTCCGTGCATTACTGCACGGGTGCCCACCCATTTTTAGGCTCGCTATAATATGGAAATTGTGCCATATAAAATCTTTAAACCATAATCCCAATACCTTGAAATGAGATTAAAAAGAATTTGGATTACTAGGTCCTCCAATAAAATCGTCAATGGTTGGAGTCTGTGATGGCATTCGACCACCTTGAGACCCTCCGCCACTAGCGTTTAAGGCGTTACCTTTAGCTATTTCGGCTTCCTCTTTTTCTTTATCCTTAACCGCCTTTTGGGCTTCATTTTCACCCTTAACCGCATAGTAAGCCACATTAATGTCATAAACATCAGGATGGTCTTCAAGCCATTTGGTTATTGCGTCTGCGTATTCAGGAAAATCGCTTGTCGTATTGATAAAACTTTCAACGCTTTTTTCAAAGCTTCGCTTTTCTTCAATTTCAGAAATGTTATGAGTAAGGTCTTTTTCGACCTTAGACATTTTTTCCTGCATTTTTTTCTCAACAAGCTCCTCAATCGCATCGGAATTTAAAGTTTCAAGCTTTTTATCCCCCAATTCTTTTTTCACCTCTTTATAGGCACTAGTCATTGTGGTTGCATCTTCTTTATTAATTTTACCACTTAAAACATCCTGTAATAAACTGGAGTTAATCTTGTCATCCAAGATAGCCTCAGCTAATTCAGGGTCGCTGTGAAGCTTTTCTAATAGGGGTGATATTTCATTGAAGAATTTTCTAAGGTCTCCAAGTTCACCACCCTGCTCAGTAAGCTTCTCAACTAAATTTTCGTAGTCAGTCTTAGGGACATAATCACTAAGATTAACATCTTCCTTCTTTTCACCTTCATTGTTAGCGTTTGAAGACGGTTCGGGCTGCCTGCCTAAATCATTTGGCGATTTAGGTAGATCCGAGACAGGGGCTCCCACGTCTTTGTTTGTGGACTCTGTGTTGTTTGCTTCTTTAGCCATAAGTTTACTTCATAATTAATAATTACTTAGACAAAATATATTGTAAAAAACAAATGAACTCACTATTGTTCGCTAGAAATAGTCTGCTTCCTTTCTGCCAGTTTTTTCGCTAAATTACCCAAATTAATATCACCACCAGATTTTTCTTTTAACTTTTGCTCTTTCAGTTTATCTCCGATTAAAGAGACTATTTTCCCCGTGATAACATTCTTCATAGTTTTTTTATAAATTATTTAATACATTTTTTTACCACCAACACCACCATATCGATCAACCATTTTTCTAGCCAGCTTGTTTTTCTTTTTACGAACATCCATAGACTCTTTAAGCCTGCCTTCAACCTTAGATGACATGGCTGTCCTTGGCATATTGTCATACATCATAAATTATTTATATTTTACCAATTTTTCTAACCTCAAAATCAAAACATTCCTTTGAGTTGTTATCAGTTTCGTTAATCTCGTGACGAATAACCTTTGTTGTGACAACAAAAACACACTCATCACCAACCTCTAAGCCAGATAATGATGGTACCTGCTTTGTGCTTAAATAAAGATTGGGATAATAAACATCACTATTAGATGCTGTTAATGGCATTTCTGTTTCCTCCATTTTTTTACCTACATCTTTCATCTTAACCATTTTTGTTATCTCTTTAGCCATCTGATTTTTAGTATACTTATCTGCCATAATGCAAATTATTAAAGTTTTATTACTAAATCTTCTTATATTATAACACAAGTCCCACTATATTGGCTAATATTTTGTGTAGTTACCCATAGATTTTGCTTCTGCTTCCTCAAGTGCTAACAAATCTTCGGGTGTCATGTTTTTTCTTTTTACCAATTCATTTACATAATTAATAAAATCAAACTCACCCTCACGCTTCCCTTGAGTCTTAGACATATCATGGGGATTCTTGTATGAATCTATATACCCCAAAAGACTTATAAGGTCATAATTTCTCTCTTGAGCAAAACGATTTAACGCATGCCAAAATGGAGTATCACAAATACTGACTAAAAAGTTATCAAACTCATCCTTTGGCATTGAATAAACATCACTATTTGGTGTAGTCTCCTCAGAACCTTTTAGTGATTCTTGAGTAACCTCACCTGCCACCTTCTTTTTTCTAGGCATAAATCTTCATAAGTTATTAATAATTTTTAACGCCACTTTGTCCAGTCTATTGTTTTAAATACCCTATCCCAATGTTTCTTTTCATCTGGAAGCAACTCCCTATTATAATCAGTTTTTTCTTTTAATATTTTTTGTGTAGGCTTGAGCGTTGAGTCATATAATGGATTAAGTTTTTGCTCTTTATTTTTTTTCTTAAACAATTTTGATAATAATGATACTACCCATCCGTTTTTTTTACTAGTCATATAATGATATAATTAAGCTTCGTGTATATAAACTTTATCTAGGTTTTTCCTTTTTAATTTTTCTAAAGTGTTCTTATCAATATTCTTTTTGTTATATCTACGCTCTTTAATATTTGTATTATACCGATTTCCTGTTATACGAGATAAAATCTCTTGCATCCACTTTCTTTTGTTGTTTACCATATATTTAACGTTGAATATTATTTACTCTATTTAATAAATTAGCCTCGGGGTTATATTCAGTATTAATAGGTATATTAGTGTTAACCTTTCCACCACGATTGAAACCCCCTGGGTTTGTTGTCCCACCAATTTTTGGAGCTGTTGGGGGTAATGCCCCAGCTTTTAAAAGATTAATCGGAGCACTTGCCTCCCTGAATGAAGAATTTGAAGTTGCTCCACCGAGAAGAGCTATTGCTTGTTGCACAACACCTGCCGGTATTTCACCAGAAGATATACTTGGTAATGATTGACCTGATGGCTGTTGATATGGTGGCACTTGACCATTAGGAATCGGCAATTCACCGCCTGGGACAGGCATGCCGTCTGGCCCAACCATCCCAGCCATATCAGGTGATAAAGTGTCGTCTTCTTTTTTAACAATGGAATCCAAAGACCACCCCCAACTATGCAACACCTTTGAAGTTAATTTTTTAGGGTCAACAAAAGGCAACTGAGAAAGCAACTGGAATAAATCCATCCCTTGTTTTTTGTCTATATCGTTTTTCCCAGCAATAGACGGCATTACAGTAGCCTTATAATCATATTGACCGAATATGTCATCTTTTTCTATTAAGGGAAAAGCGTCTTTGCCATCATCTCCAGTTATACGAATAATAAGATTGTCAGTAAAAAACTGTCTATACATTGAAATCCAATACCTCAAAAGAGTAGCATAACCATCGCCTAAATGATTAACAAACAACCTCACTCGCTCAAGCGTTGATTCTCTTAAATGACGAATTTCAGTCGCACTGTTAGCACCACCGCCCTGACCCATTGAAAAATCATCAACGCCTGAAGCATAACGCATATCGCCTTTAAGCAATTCTTCTTCCTTGTAGGCACTACCTTTAACGTCACTAAACTGAATTTCCCTAACACCATTCGGGTCAGCTGAATAAACAATACCAAATGGTCGTGTTACTAATTCATCCTTGTTTACATTGGCAAGAGGATTAACAATCCACATTTTATGGATATTAAGGGTAACTGCATCCAACCTCTGATTTTTAATCATATTAAGCATTATCTGTGGATTCTCTAAAAGCATTGGTAATCCATACCCTTCAAACTCATTTGGAAGTCTTAAATAAGGAAATTCTATAAATGGTGCTTCCTTGAAATCATACGGTATTGGGATTGAACCGCCCCTAAGAATTGGAACATCATTAACCATAACCGCATAAGAGTCCTCATATGGTCTCCACCATTCAAAAACCTCATACATCCGCAAATCCCTAGACGTTTCAGACCCATACCTATCAACATTATATACATTTACACCACTAGCAACACCAGCATTAGATCTGTCTGCATTTTTTACAATTTTATCGTGATTTGACTTTACCTCCATTCTAATATTGGCAAAATCTGTTAAATCCCCACCTGGTTTGTTAAGAGCTAATTCTAACCTCTTTTTATCTGCCCCAGGATAACTTCTTTTAATAACAGAACCAGGAATAACCCTACGCCTAAACCAATACTGTTTATCCTCTCTTTTTATATTATGCCAATCATACCAAAGGTCGTATGGGTCAACATATTCAGCATATGGGGCGTCATAAAATGTCCTTGTTTCCTTTTTATAATTAAGCTTCTTTTTAGAAATATCCTTTGTCTGCAAAAATAAACCATCACGGATATCCTGTTTCCAACTAGCCTGAAGAAAAGATATCCCATAAATCATTGACGCTCTAACTAAATTTTCAGTTGTAGGGTCCATACCTGCAATCTCCCAAGAAAACTCTCCAAGCTGTTGAACCTTAATTGCTTTTAACTGGTCATTCTCAGTTCTGCCCATAACGGAAAAATCAGGTCTAGCATCAAGGATACGAGGCATTAAGGTCTCAACTACAGAGTTTACATAAGGAACAAAAAAGTTTGCCTGCCATGCCTTTATTTGCTGTGCCCGGTCACCATTATAAGCGACATAAAGCTTATAAGATCTATCAAACCTTGGTTTTATACAAACATCAAAATATCTCTTTGCATCATCTTTTTGAAGTGTGAATGTTCTTATCAACTCTACATCACCAAAATCAGACGCTAAATATTGGTTTCTAACCATAACAAAAAATTATATAAATTAACTAATATGAAAATGAAGAAGGAAGGTGTTTTGAATAATCTATCTGCGTCAACTCTTTATCGTACATTACCTTAAATCCTTGTAACCCTATACCAGCAGCAAAAATACAGTCATCATGATACCCCCTTTGAGATACCATATCACCGTTATCGTTATAAACCATTGTGGTCATTTCATCTAAAAGCTCTTTACTGTGAATAATTATCTCTCCATCCCTCAACGCCTTTGCAAGTTCGTCTATAAGAAGTGGTCGTGTAACCTTATTGGTCTTCCACCCTAACCTATCACTAACAGGCTGTCCCATAGTTTCAAATTTCGATGGACGAAAATAAAGATTAGGATATAGTTTTTGCCTTAAACATGTGAGTGTAGTAAGTCCATGATTATTAACCTCTACCACCATCAAGGCGTTATTGTATCTACGACCCCACACATCAAGTTTATCAGCCAACCTATCTGGAGGAACAAGTCCTCTATATAAAGCGACCTCTTCACCCGTTTTCCTGTCCCAAACAATAATAACAGAATAATCACCGTCCTCCATACCTTCAGAGGTATCAACCCCAAATATGTACAATCCTCCTGGGTCTATTGGTTTATAAATTCTAAAACCATCTTCCATTGAAACAATATGCTTTTTGCCGTCACCGACTTCAACCACATCGTTCTCTCCCAAAATATTTTTACGAGATTCAAGGATAACGTTTTGGTCAAATACTGGACGCCCTGACGACATGAATTGCAACAAGTATTCACGAGCAAACTTCTTTGGATCGTTAAGGCGTCTCCTAATCAAGTTTATTTCGTCATCAGTATATCCCCAGTGATAACCATATGACTTTTTAATATAACCATTATTATCATCCATCCACATTCTATGGTACCTATCTCCAATTTGATTTGGCGTACTTTCAATAACAATCTTTCCGTCTATGGGGACAGAAGCCTCTAAAATACTCATTTTTTCATCTGCCTTATCCCAGAAAGACAACTCCGTAACCAAAACATTGTGTAAAGTATAGCCCCGTCCTACATATTCCGTTGATGGCAACACAATTATCTTAGAATCCATCGCAGGGAAACTCATTTCATATTTTGAATTATATTCAATTGTAGGCCTAAGCTCTTCTGGTGTTGTGCGGTGAAATGTCTTAACCTTATCCAAAAGCTCTGTCACAAGCTGACTGTTATATCCAATAATAGCCGTATTGGTTCCTGGGTTCATAATTGTGTTGTGATAAAAATAGCCCACCATAGCAGAAGAAAACCCCAATTGTCTGGCCTTCAAGATCATAACCCTATTATTCACCCGCAATGTATTAAAAAGATCCTTTTGGCATTCTTTAAGCACAAATGGCAATAGGCTTCCGGGCTTCTTTCCTTTTATCTTACAAAAATTTTCAAGATAAAACTTTGGGTCTCTTAAAAGTTTTAATTGTAAATCGTTATTCTTCATATAACTTTCTTCCAGCATCATCATCAGCGTTTCTAATATCCTCCTCAGTTTTTGTTATTTCAGGCTCGTGAACCTCATAATCAACATTAACGTCAACATCATCTTCGGCAATAACATTATCGCCCAAAATCCTTTTTGTATCCTCAGCTTTTTCAACAGCTTGGATAACAGCCTCCTCCCAGCTTTTTGTTTGCACTTGGGCGTCTTCATATTTATCAACACCAATAGACCTCATGAGGGTTTGAATAGCCTGAAGTTTTACTGAATCTGATTTCGACCACTCAATAATATTTTTTATATTCCCAAGTAAATAATCAAAACCAATACCACTACGACCTAGTGCTTCATGATATTCTTTCCTAATAGACATTTTATCAAGAGTTCTGTATACCTCGGTTGCAGACTTTAAACCAGCCAAACGCTTCAGTTCATCAACATCCGTAATGCCATCAGCAAGACCTTTTAATAAAATATTTTGGGCTAACAGGTTTGGAGCATAAAATCTTGATTTTGCCGCATTTAATATAACAGGTTTAAACCTTGGCTTTTCTTCGTGTTCCATACAGGTATGATTCTAAATTTTTTACATAATGGGCTGAAAAGTTATATGGGAATTTATAAACATACTTTTCACCATGTTCTTCATTATAACAGCTAATATAGTTTATGACATAATCAAGAAACTTTACATAGCTCATTTTTTGTTTTTCACCCTCAGCTAAAAGCTCTAGCCTCTCATTCATGCGGTGAACAAAATATAAACACTCAAAATTCATATATTTATAGGGGTATTCATAAGTATATTCAAATGGACTGTGGATATCGAAATCAGGAAAAAAATCATAAATATATGTAGTTAGCTTAAACAAAGAACTGTTCCCACCAAAAAAAAATTTAGTGTCGTGATTGATGACATTTTTCATCATGGTAGAAAACGCTCCATCAACATTAGTCCCATTTTTATTCCCCCGCAATCTTCTCCTGCCTTTATAGCAAAACATAGAAAACAGCCAATAAATTTTTATCAAATGCTGGAAAGCTTCATTTTCAAAGGACCCAAACAACTTTTTCAACTCCAAAAAATATGTCCCTCTATCGTAAGCATTGCCAAATACTGTGATGTCATTTATATCAAAATTCTTTGGTTTTGGATTTGAAAATACATATTCATATTCACGTTTATAATGCTTCATATTTTAAGATAATGCTCTTATTTTATCCAAATATCCTTTGTCTTGCAGAATCAAACTCATTTCCCATTCTATTCTTAATACTTGGCTCAACACCAACCCCCTCTGCAACGCCATCTGTGGCACCAATATCTGAAGTTTTAATCTCCGCACTACCGTCAGGGTCTAAAACTTCAAACAACCTTTCAAATAAAGTTACCAAATCTGGGTCTCTTTCTTCTAATTTCTGCATAAATGATGAAATAGAATTCATATCGCTAGGGTCGACTCCCGATTCCTGTAATACTGCGTAAAAGCTTTTAAGCAACTCTATCTTTAGCTTTTTAAGCTTTTGTTCTTTCATCAAACCCTCAGTATTAAGCATTCTGTCTTTATTTTTTATTCGTTCAAGCTTAGTCAATAGCGGAGCAGTGCTAACCATTTCTTCTTGTCCATCACCATTATTTGGTATAATGTCAGGTTTTAATGCCATTTTTCTCTTAATATCATTTTTTTGAGGCATAAATTATTTTTTTCTTATTATTTTCAAGATGATTTGTTTATATTATAACACAAGTCCCATTGTTTTTCTATAAAAAAAGAACCAGAGCACTAATTCTGATTCTTTTATGGGTTTAGTGTAATTAATAACAATGAACATAAGGTTCGTTAAAATGTTGATATAAACACATCTAACAAACCCTTAAATCTATAGGCACTCTATTATATGAGTATGCACAATAGGCTGTCCAACAGATTTAAAACAATTGTTTATTTATATAAGCACGGAGTTCGTTACAAGGAGCAATTTTAATGATATTCGAGCTACCTGCCACATCGTATACTTTAGTGTTGACATTAAATATACGTCTAGCCTTACGCCTTTCTACTAAAATTCTACCAAAGTTTGGAAGAGTAATGCTGCCATTATCTTTTAATTTATTCAATATTACTTTAAGTATACCATAATAAACATCACTGACAACATCAGTTGGGATGTAATTACAATATCCTCTAACATCTCTGAAAAAACTTTGTTTGTCATACATCTTCTCCATAGACGCCATGTAAAATATCCAAGTCTTTATTGCTTGATTTCAATAATGCAATATTCATTTTCTCATTTGCCCTTATAACAGTTAAAAACTCTAATGGTAACATGGAGTCAATGCACAACTGCCTCAATGTAGCAAAGTCTTTCACCAAACAATCTCCGCCTGCCCCCCTGCCGTTTTTATGGGTTGGCTCAGTATGCACTCTATGGATACGAGAATCGTTTATAACAGCCTCTCTGATAACGTCATACGAACAATTGTAAGCAACAGCCAAATCAAACATGATATTGAAAAACATATTCTTAACATAAAAATAACAATTGCCAGCATATTTTATAAGTGAAGATTCCTCATAACTACAAATGGTATTATAAGGAGCTTTGGGCAAAATAGCAATAATAGATTTAGCCACATCAGTGTCAGCATCAGTAGCTATACCTATAATATTTCGTTCAGGATTATCTGTATCTTCACGGGCAGTCGCCTCAGTTAAAAACTCAGGGCTGTGTAAAATTATTCTATCTTTATGTTTACAAGATAAATCTCTTAATGTATTAGGAATCACAGTTGATTTAACCACAATAATTTGGCCTTCTTTTGTAACTTCATTAATTGTATTAACTAAAATACTATCATCAAATCCATTCTGCGTTGTTGGTGTTGGCAGAGCAAAGAAAACGACATCACACTCTTTAATTTTATCTTTATTGCTAACATACTCGGATTCCAACGAATATCTAACAATATCTTTATACCCTCTAGTTTCAAAATTATTAGCTAAATTTTTTCCTATAAACCCCTGACCAACAAATCCTATTTTCATAATGGAACTGCATTAATGTTTATTTAAGTGTTGCAATTTTAGGTTTATTATTATCAGCATCAAACGTTTGGGTTTCATCAACCTCTAATCCTTCTAATATTCCAAGGACATCAGCCTCTCGGTATATGTTATATGTTTTTCCCTCATCATAATAAAGAGGACATTGATACGAATTAACAACAATATAATCACCAACTTTTACACTCTTAACCTCACCCCCAACAGAGATAACCTTACCTATATTGGATGTATGCCCCCCAGAAAGTGGTATCATTAAACCGCTTTTACTTGTAGCGCTAGCAAGAGGGCGGAAAAGTATAGCATCTTTAATGGCTTTAAAATTTACCATATAATATATTTATTTATTTTTTAATCGGGACATAAGAAAATTCGTTATCATCAAGAGGAGTACTGTTATTATTAACAGGATTTGCTGATTGTAAGCCATCAAAGAAAGTCTCTTTGTCCTGCTCTAAGTCTTTATTCGCGACATTAAACTTGTGTTCACTTATTTTATAATTCATGATTTCAATCAGTTTTGAAAATGTCTCGTAATCAAGTAAAAACTTATCTATCAAAGAGCTTTCACCATCCAACTCCTTCATAAAACTCATAATAAAGTACTTATCCGCCAACGATAAATCAACACGGTTGGCATACTGAAAAGGTTCATTGTTCATATTGTTATTTCAATTATCTCTTAAAATTATATCCCACAAAAATGGAGCCCATGGAAGGACTTGAACCAACAACCATTTGATTACAGATCAACTACTCTACCAATTGAGCTACACAGGCGAATGATTATTAGACTAACGTCCTAACGGTGTTTTTAAAAATCCTTTTATACCAAGGCAAAGATAAAATATTCGATACCAATTTATTCTTCTCCTCTAAAACCACTTTGGCTACATGTTCGCTAATCGCATCAGAAATATCGTTAATGTTTATTCTTATAAGAGCGTCAAACTTATTAATGTCATTGGTCTTAATGTAATAACAATTATTAGTGCCAAGCCCATCGCCAATCATCCTTAAGTGGTACTCATCCTCACCGGTAATATCGTTTAATTTTAAAACATCAGGAATCTTTCCGTTGCGTATTTTTTTAATAAAATCATGAGGATTAACATCTCTAGTCAACAAATCAATTATTTTTATATTGTAATTAACGCTTTCCATCTATTAATCTTTGTGTGATTCTTTTTTTAATAAAGCCTCTTTCTTAATTCTAGCCTCACGCTTTTTAAACTCCTTTATACGCCTGTTTATATTTCTACGTTTCCAAGCCACACTATTAAAAATAGATATGTTATTGACTCTCTCAAGATATGAAAGCATGCCCTTAGCCATTTTTACTTTTGTTTTATGCGTCATAGTCTAAAAGATATTTATTAGAAATAGCCTTAAACGATAACCTCCCACCCCTATATCCAGACTCTACCTTTGACCTAACAACAACACCCTCACGATCAACCTCTGGATTTAGCATGCTCTTGCCATCAGCATATCTTAACATATCATCAACTGTTTTTGGCAAGATAAAGTTATCATCAATTACAGGCACAACGTCAAGGTTTAATGCTTCACACAATTGAACAAAATCTATAAAATCCAAAAAACACCCTGATTTTATATTATAAGCATTAAAGAAAAATACCTTTTGCCCGGATAGTTTTAATGGATTTTTTTGAATACCCTCGCCTACAAGCTCTCCTTGCAAAGCCATGTTGTCAGGAAGCTTATCTGGCAGATTAAGCTCTTTGGCTAATCGCCACTGAGTAACGTCACTCTCCTCTAATTCCAAATTACGACTACAAACACCAAATACTCCATCAAATTTATAAAATGTAATGGACGATCCGTCTAATTTTTCTGTGACATAGAACCTCGACAAAACACCGCCCATGTTCTGAATCCTCTCTTCATCTGTTTTTGGGATAAAATTTGGGAATGACCCTTTTACCTTACCCGATAAATAAGCGGGGATTGGCATTTCATACTTTATCACCCCAAGCAAATCAGACACTTCCAAGCCCTCCACCATACCCTCTATACCTACACCCAACAAAGAGATAGGCATTACAAGCCCTTGGCTTATTGTGTCTTTCAATTTTACTGTTTTTAACCGTATACCTTCGACCTCAACACCATCAACCAACATCTTCTTCGGCTTTGATCCTCTTAACAAAAACTCATACTCAGGCTTTATTGGCAAAAACGAATCAATCTCATAATATAAAACTAAATCACCGACATTAAACTCATCTTTTTTAACAATGACCCACCAATCGTTTATCCTAACAGATTCAATGAAATCAGCTTTTGGGATAACCCTTTTTTCTCGAACCCTTTGTATTGTTACCAATTTTCTCATAAATATTTATCCTCACCTTCCTCTTCAAACTCCTCCTCTTCAAAAATATTGTTATCAACCTCAATAAGCTCCAAATATTCAGGCATAAAAATATTTTAACATTTTAAGATAACTCTATAATAGCACACTTCTTCGTGCTTGTCAAGCCACTTATCAACAATGTTTTATTTCAATCCACCCCAAGCCATACATTTTTATAAATCATTTGTGCTTTTTATTTGTTATTAAACACTTTAAACTCTTCTGAATAATATGTTGTCTTACATTTTTCACACCTATAACACGCAGTAAAATAATATTTTTTCTTTAATTGTTTTGGTTTAAATATAATTTCTGAATATTTAACATCACCACCACATTTTCTACAAACAGACCCATCAACCATTTTTATTCCTGTTGATTTTTTAGATTTAAACTCAACCGCATTACCGCACATCTGACAAGTAGCTATAATCCAACCATCGACATACTGGAAACTCCAATTATTGTCTAAACATTTATCACAATTCCCCATCCCCATATTTATTTCCTCTAATCTACCAGCTATACTTTTCTTGTATTTTGTATCCTTCAAAAATTGGTAATGTTTGCCTGTCAATCTTACACCTTTAACAAATCTAGTTGTATTACTATTTCTCATACATAGTTATCATGATTACTATGTTCCTTACCGCCACCACACCACCACAGCTCTGCCTGCTCTCCCTCTCTCCCTATGAAGCAGTCTATCTATTGCTATATTAGTATTGGTAGACTATCCCTCTCCCAGAATGCTGTCTGGGTCATTGGGTCTGCTTCGGCGGTCGGTCGGTCGTTTAGCGTCGCTTTCATACCGCTAGAATATTTAAAGGCTATTCTCCATGTATGAATATGGTCTTTACCACTCATCTTGGAAGCCCAAATATTTTGAGCCTTTTGATCAACGGTAAAATATCTATATAATATCCATATAAAAAACCACCATTCGTAGCTTACTGCTTACCTATATACCCAACGACGAGTTTGGTAGCAGGAAAGCCACAAATAGTGGTTCTTTTCGTCGTTGGCATATTTTCCTCTTTCTCTCTACACCCATTACAGCATACGCATTTAACTGTGTCAAGACATCCCTAAAAAAAACCCTGTGGATAACTCATAAATATCACCTATTTTACCAACAAATTCCACACCCTCTTACCATAAAAATTGCATAAATACACCACCAGTACCCCACCAATAAATAATCCAAATGTAACTAAACAATATACAAGCAATGCAATAACACTATACACTACAACATCAATTAAAAATAACATATGTTTATATTCTTAGTTTATATTCTTAACCCTCAACACATTGGTGATATGATTAGTAACTACTACTATCTTAAACTTATAGATTTTGCGGGCAGTTAATGTCGCAAACATATTGCAATCATCGGCTTTGATGCCCACCAGCTATAAGAGTCCAAGGCATTTATGCAATATGCCAAGAGTTAAAAATATTACCTTTTATGCAATTTCTTTATCTTAACACACAAAACTTTACTTGTCAATCTAAATAACCATAAAACACCAAAACTGTCAATATTACCCAAATCCTAGCCGGATTTTTTTTGACCCCAACTCTTTTTCACCTCTCCACCACCCTACCCAACTGCCCCCCCCCCTACCCCCAACCATCACACCAAAAGGACAAAACCTAACTAACACTCAACCTCCAGCTTCAATTCTGGGGTTCTACAAGCCCCGTACAGCATCGAAACTATACTTTTAATGATAATGTACCACTCAGCCTTTTTAGACCCCTGTTTTGACACTCTTTTTGGATGACCCCTGGCTTTGAGGCCTAGGGCTTAGAACCCAAGCCTCAGGGCTCAAGGCTTAGGGCTTAGAACCCAAGGCTTAAAGCCCATAACCTGAAACCAAAAGCCAAAAGCTCAAGGCTTAAGGCTGGCAACCAAAAGATTAGTAACCACAAAGCAATGGGGCAACATAACCAGATAGACATACTCTTTCCTAAAATTTTATCCGCAGAGCGTGAGGGTACCATATATAAGGGGGGGGCACATTTGGGGGAGTCCCCGCCAAGACACTCCCCCCCCACCCTTCCACCACGCAACCACAAGCCTTCCGCCTTTGGGCTTTAGGCTCGTGAGTTGTGGGGGGGCTTGTAAGTTTTTTAGGTTAGGGCTTGAGGCTTGGGGCTTGGGGCAAAATACCTGTCGGGGAAAATGATATAGACTTGACTGTAACATTTTTAGTCTTTTGGCTTGTTCTATTAGTTTCAAGTGTCGGCAAATATACCTTTTACGACTCTTAGCTTTGGGCTGTGGATAAAAAAAACTACTCACTTGACAAGCAGAAAAAAATACTGTATCCTAATAATAGGAAGGAATGAACTGTACCATTGGCATATAGGCTAATATCTTTACACATTTTTGTCGAAAAAAAGGGACTATGGGTGATTATTCATCCACCTTGTCGGCTCAATGTGTTAGTAATTGGCTTGTAGAGCTTGGAGGCTCAAGGCTTGGGGGCGGGTAAGATAATAGTTGATTACTGCATCGGCTATTCCCGCCCTTAGCGGTTGGGCGTTCCATATGCCCTTTCGTCTTATGACGATTGCCCTCCGCCTTAGAGCCTTAAAGATCCAAAAATTATTTAACATTTCGCCATTTTTAGCTTATTTTTCAATTTTAGCCAAAAAATGGGGCTTAAAATTGACCCATAAGAGATTAAAAAGGTGAAAGCGATAAAACATATGGCTAAAAAAACATTATTACAATTCGAGGCAGTGAAAGAGGGGGAGGCTCTTCTCCTCAAGGTCAAGGCAACAAAAAAATTGGAGGAGTTATTTAAAAATCTATCCGAGAGTTCAACAGGGCTTTCTGGTCGTTGGTATAATACCAACAATGAAGGGCTTCAGTTTTATACCAACAATGAAAAAATCAATGAGGCAATGAAGAAGTCAGTATCTTATTTTGACGAATATTTTTTTGATGATTTCGGGTCTGGGCTGATTGATGGGAGCAGAATAAATGTGGCTATCCTACGAGCTGTAGGGATTAGTGAAGGATTAACAATGCGGACAACAGAGCTTATCACTCACGATGGATTGAAGAATTATATTGAGAAGTTGGCACAATTTTCTAAGGATTTATACCAAAATTTTTTGAAAAAAGATAAAATAAAGGCTTTAGTCACTTTTGAGATTTAAAAAAAAATATGAGAAACTTTAAAATCGGATTTGAGCTCGAGGGGAAATTTAATCAAAATATATACTATAAGACCAGAAAGCTAGGAGACTATAAGGGGGACGGATCTGTCACTGTTAGCGATTATCTTGGGAATTCAATCAGAGAAGAAGAATTTGCGAGTTATGCTAATTTTGTTAAACCTACACTTGAGTTGTTGCGAACATTCATAATCGGAGAAAATTATATCTACAACAATACTTGTGGACTTCACTTGCATGTGTCCTTGTTTGACTATCCATCCAGCATATTACAAAATCTTGCTACTTCGTGGAGTTTTATTTCAAAACTACAGGGAGAGGCTGGGACGATGTGTGAATGTGTTCAAGCGAGATTAAAGGGTAATCGTTTTTGTCAAAAGTATAATAAGGCAAATTTTATGTACGACGCCGAAAACGGAACAAAATACCGCTTTTGTCGTTTTCATCCTATCGGGACGCTTGAGTTTCGGTTTTTAGCTCCTTGCGAGCATAGGGAGGACAACATTATGAAGTTATTGACATTGATTGATGATTATTTATTTTTAGCTAAAAAAATATACTCGCAAGAAGTTGAGGATGAAAAAACAAAAAATCAGAAAATTATTATTAATTTTGAAAAAATAGAAAATGCAGAAACAATAAACATTGTGATAGATAATTGTCAGCCTTCTAGCATTAATCTTAATCTTTAAATAAATATGTGTTATCTAGCAACAATTATTCCAACAAAAAAAAATAAAAAACTAAGTGAGGAAACCCAAAAAGCCTTTTTGGAAATTATGGTAGCCAAAATAAATGCTAATCCGCATGGCTTCGCCATGCTCACATCGGCAGGGCAAAAAATAAGAACCCTCAATCCAAAAATTTTTTATAAAATGATTGAAAAGAACATTGAAACCGATTTTGATTTTATGGTTTTTCACGCTAGATATGCTACGGCTGGGGATATGAATTATCAAAATATACATCTATGGGACATTGACGGTTGGCATTTCGGGCATAATGGTTGGACAGGTAGGAATAGAACAAAAAATGTTAAATCTGATAGTTTACTATTTTTTGAGGAATTGGCGGAAAAAATAAATACGACTGATAAAAAAGATGATAGCATTACTAAGGCAATCAATGAGACAGCTATATCTCACAATTTTACTGGAAGGGCAATGTTATTATCGCCAAACAATGAAAAAATGTACTTATTCGGTGATTTTGAGGTTTATGTTCTTGATGATTGCATAATTATATCATCTGCAACAATTAGTTTTGAATATTCTGTAATCTCTTATGGCTTGGCTTTTGATAAAGAGATTGAATCATTGAATCAAAACATTGAGGGGGTTTACACCTTTGACTTTGAATTATCTGAATTTAAGTTTTTGGCTAACAATGCAGAACATCCAAAAGAATATACTAACAGGACAATAGACTTCAATCGGTCTGTGGGCTTTGGGTTTGATTATGATCACAATTATTAGATTTTACGATTTGGTGTTTGGGGGAATTACATAAATCCCCTTTGCATTAAATCATAAAAATAAAACTATGTATTATTGTGATTATTCATTGATATACTGTATGCCCGATGACAATACACAGGAGCTTTGTGTCAATATCTACAATCAACGAATTATTCGTGTTTATTCTGAAACTATTGTAGGTGTATGGGATGATAGTGAAGATGTAGAAAAAACAATTAAAGAAGTCGCAGAAAGTAAAAATTTTGTGCCGTTTCATTTAATTCACGAAGATTAAAAATTTATGAAATTATTAACAAAAAAAATTATTGAGCGTTTTCGAGAAGTTGGTAGTCAAGAAAACAATCCTAATCCGATTGTTATAGCTAAATTTTTCAATCCAGTTGGAGCTGGGACTTGGTATGCGACAGAATACAACGAGACAGAGCAAGTTTTTTTTGGCTATGTATCAATTTTTGGTGGGGGATGTGATGAGTGGGGTTATTTTAGCCTTGCAGAATTGGAGGAGTTGAAATTGCCTTTTGGTTTTGGGATAGAGAGGGATATTTTTGGAAAAGAAAAAAGGATAAAGGAATATTTAAAATAAATAGAATGATGTTTTATAGTTTTAATGTTTAGCTTATATCTTCAATTCTGAAGCTCTACAAGCCTCGTACAGCGATAAAATTACATTTTTAATGGTATACCATTACTTTAAATTTTAAAGGGTCTGTTTGGCTTAATTTTTATATAATATCAATTTGAAAAACCGCCACAACTTGACGGAAAAGTAAAGAAAGCAAAAAAAATAAGTTTATGTCTCAAGAATTTAAACCATTCACTATGAATCAAGACGGACGGAGGAAAATAATGCCGTCAGAATATGAGGCAATCCGAGCTTATTATAAGTCGGTCAAATCGCAACGAGAAACCGCAAAATATTATGGAGTAAGCAGAAGATTGATTGTTTTTATCTTATATTTTGAACGATTGTCAAAATTGTATGCTGATAGAAAAGAAAAAAAAAGTATGGTTAAAATATTATGACAGAGAAAAACATTGTAAAGCTATACAAAAAATAAGAGCAAAAAAACGCCTGTTATGTCCAGTTATTCAAAAATCTAAATAATAAATAAAATATAAATCTATGGGAATTTATGCAAAAGTGTCTGCCGAAATCAACTGTAATAACAAAAAAACAACAAAAACAATAAAACAAGTGCTTAAAAAAATGGCACAAGAAGATGACAATGGGAATTTTAATTTTTCAAGTGTTTTAGTGGAAGGCGAAACTGTTTTTTTAGAACACGATAGTAATAGAAGTGTAAATCTGTATTGGCAATTAGAGAAAATTTGGGAAAAAATAAATGAAATTGAAGGGGTGCAGAATATGAATGCTCCAATTATGGTAGAAGGTGAAGGGTTTTACGCAGAAAATTAGGTAAGTTTTCCACCTTTAGCCATTAGCCTTGAGCCTTTGGGGTTTGAGGCTATAAGCAAAAGGTTGATAATTTAATATCTGAATACCTTAAATTTGAGAAAATTTTAATTAAATAACTATAAAAATGTATGAAAACTTACATAAGAACAACGACAAATGGCAAGATTATAGTTGGATTGGTAAAAGATTTCAAAACAGTAGCAAGATTTGAGGATTATTATATTAGTGATTACTTGTCTGAAAAAATAAAGCGAGGCGAATTTGAAATAATAGGACAGCCAAAAGGCAATAAATATACAAGAGTAAAATTTACAAACTAATTTAAAAAATGTATGAATACTACAAAAGAACAATTAAACAAAATAAAAAGTTGGTGTAAAGATTTTGAGAAATCAAATTTTGATATGCTTAACAATATAGATGAAAACACTTTTGAGGGATCAGCGTATATTATCTTTAAAAAAATTCTAAAAGATTCTAATAAATAAACAATAATAATTTAATATGACTTTTTATCAAAAATACAAATGGTCATGGCTAACATTAAAACAAAAAGATTTACGCTTAAAGTGTGGACGGATAATGGGGGAAATACTTTACTGGCTTATTATAACAGCCGAAATAGCCATTATACTTTTAGTGTTTATTGGGTTGACTAAATAAGCCTTTCCACCTTTGGCAGTTAGCCTTGAGCCGTAAAGATTCGAGGCTTTGAGCGAAAGGTCGAGAATATAAATAACTAAAATAACTAATAACTATAAAAAATATGGGGAGATATTATTCTGGGGATATCGAGGGCAAATTTTGGTTTGCAGTCCAAGATTCAAATGACGCTGATTTTTTTGGTGTAGTAGGTGATGAAATCACAAACCTTCAGTATTACTTTTCAACCAAAGACTTAAAAAAGGTCAATGCAGGTGTCAAAAAATGCTTAACTGAATTGAGCAAGTATAAAAAACAAATGGATGTTTTCTTTGAAAAAAACAATGTTTACAATGACGAGATGTTAAGAAAGTTTTTAGATATTACTATGGTGAAAACAAAAAAACTTTTAGTTTGGTATGCTAGGTTGGGACTTGGAGAAAAAATCCAAAAATGCCTTAAAGAAAGTGGGAGCTGTTGTTTCGATGCAGAAATTTAATTATTAACTTATATTTGTATGGGACAGTATTATCATCCAATAAACTTGGATAAAAAAGAACACCTTAGTAGCCACGATTACGACAATGGCCTGAAGCTAATGGAGCATTCTTGGGTAGGAAACGATTTTGTAGAAACAGTTTGTGAGCTATTAAAGCCAAATGGTAGTTGGTATAAAAATAGAATAGTTTGGCTTGGTGATTATGCAGATGACGAAAAGTTAAACAAGGCTTTAGATGACGGTAAAAGTAAAAAGATTGAACCGGAGAAAAAAGATAGCAATTCTGTTTATAAGTTTTTAGTAAATCACTCTAAAAAATACTTTGTAGATTTTTCGGAAATCCCAGAAGGGGATAGTGGTTGGAAAATTAACCCATTACCACTCTTAACCTGTGAGGGCAATGGCAGGGGTGGAGGTGACTTCCATGTCGAAAACAGTTTGGTCGGCTTATGGGCTAGGGATATTATACCGGTAGAGGATAAAAAGCCCAAGGGGTATGAAAAAATAGTATTTGATTTGGTAGAATAATAAATTATTAAACTAAACATTTCATATGAAGATTACACAAAAAGAGTTGAAGAAATTCACGGCGGAAGATATGCCCGCCGAGTTTTCCATGAACGAAGCTAGAAAGATAATTGAGGACATGAGCAATTTGGGGACTGTATCATTTAATTTTTATTGCCTTGAGGATAGTTCAGCCGACTCCTACTGGAATGAGGCGAGGGTTGAAGTCAACAAGGACAACAGGTTTTATGAGGTTGTTTATAATTGTGATGTTAAGCTGTGGGATGATATGGCTCAAAAAGATTTGATTGATATTATCAACGACCTTGAAGATGACGCCCAAAAAACCCTTTGTGCTTTTGGTGGTCGGGTTTATATTAAAGATTAAAAATAAAAATGATAGGACATAGTGGTGAAACATATATATGTTTCACTGCTATGTTTACTAGAATAAAGATTAACAAAAAACTATGGAAAATCAAAAAAA